CAGCACGAGTTAATGCAGAAATGACACAAGAAGAGGTCGCAAAACATATGCATGTTGGAAAACAGACTATCGTTAGCTGGGAAAAAGGGACTTCTGAACCGAAAATGTCGCAAGGAAGAGAACTTAGTAAATTATATGGTATTCCAATTGACTATATTTTTTTACCTAAGAAATCCAATTAAAATGGATTTAAATAACCAGGAGGTGAGAAAGACGAAAGTATTGAAAGATATACAGCCCGATGAAAAATTAGCAGAGGAAATCCAAAGTAATCTAGATAAGCAGTTAAAAGAAAAACAGCTAGAAGAATCAGAAGAGTTAAAAACTATTCTGCATGGAGTAACAGGTAAAGAAATGAGATGGGCGATCTATTCTGCGATTTCTAAGCAAAAAGAAAAACAGCGTTGCCAGGAACAAAAAATATCATCCCTGCAAATAGCTGTTATATTGCAGGGAATAGCTGTAATTATTTTAGGCATTGGTGGAATCATTTTAAAAAAATATCTACCATGACAGAGGCTGTTGCAACAATCAAAGAAAGAATAGAAATAGTTTTAGAGAGTTTTGAATCCGCCTCTGCAGATAATGCATTTTGTTTGGCGGTCTCTGCAATAGATGTAATGGCATCTATTTGCTGTTGATATTTTGCTTCTCGTTCCTTTTCTATTTTTCGTTGAAGCTCAAATTCAGCCAAATGAGCGCGGCCTAATTCAGTGATAGAAACTTCATCAGATTCGTTTATGGATACGAGATTTGCATTTAAAAACATTTCTACATATCCATCAATAGACGGAAAATCGAAAAAGAAATCACCAGGATTTTGCCCAGGACATTCTAATATTGCCGTTAGAATTTCATATTGATATTCGGTAAGTTTAAATAACAAATTTTCCATTAAGAATACTCCTCTCTTAAGACTCGGACATGGCAGTGTCCTGTGAATTAAGTATAGGAGATATATGAAAGAAAGACAACAGAATAATAGCAGATGGCTTAATTCCCTGCCCGATGCACAGAATCCTGAAATCCTACCTAAATTGGTTAATTAAAAATAGCACTCAATCGTCGGGCAGGGAATTAAGCCATCTGAAGAAAGGTAGGTGATGAAAGTGTTCAAGGACAGGCTTAAAAAAGTAATGGTAGATCAAAATATCAACCAAGTAGAGTTGTCCAGGATCTGCGGTGTGAGTAGGTCAACCGTTAGCAAATGGATGTCTGGAGATTCAGAACCGACAAAAGCAAGAAGAAATGAGATTGCAGAAGCATTTGATCTTCCAGAGAATTACTTTGAAGAGATAGTAATTCCTAAAAAGAGAATAGAGACATTAACCCCGAAAGAAGTTGCGTATTTGATGGGAATGGGTGTTTCAACAATCGAAAAAGGACTGATTCAAGGAACTTTTCCATGGGGATATGCAATCCGGACAAGTGAAAATACGCATAGATATTTCATAAATGCAAAAAAGTTTTTTGTGACTGAAATGATAAGCGTATGAGAAAGGAGCATAAAGATGCACACAGAAACAAAAGCGATGATCTGCACAGCAGCAGTGCTGATCGCAATGGGAATCTTTAAAGAGTTAGCTGCGGTATGTTTGATCACAGCAGTAGTATTTGAGGAAGGAGTGAAGAAATTTGATAAATAAGAAAGAAAAAAGTGCCCACGGAGCGGCAACTCCATTAGGCACACAGTTAAATAGACAAGAACAGTATAACACAAATCGAGAAAAAATAGAACCAATAAAACTAGCACAGGAGATTTTTACGTTATGCATGAAGATCCAAGAAGGAGAAGACGGGAAGGTTGAACATCGAAGGAAACACAGATGTTCAGGACCTACAGTATTTGTGGATTTTTATGGGCATGTTGCACAGTTAGATGTTGAGATTTCCCCGGATGGATGGTCAGAAGAAGAGGGCAGAAAAGAGAAATTCAGTTTTTATTTAGGAGACTATTGGGGTCATCAACAAAAAGAACGAGCAATCAAGTGCAAAGAGAGATTGACTGAACTATTAGAAGAAAGAAGAGGAAACGGCGATGAAGAATGAAACAAGACGGAAAGTAAGAGAAAAAATGCTAGAAAGTTGTTTATTAAAAAGGCAGGTCTTGTAGACACAGCAGCAGACAAAATAGAAGAAGTTGTTGATGTCATTTTGTTTGAAATCGGAGGTTGTGTAAATCCGGTTCCTGCGGCTGCAAATGACATTACCGTTGCTGTTCTCAAATTTATTGCAGAAATTTTGGAAAAGGGTTTGGATGACGGTCAAAAGACTAATGTTCAAATGATTCAAGTGGCTTTAAAAGTAAAATATGGATTATCAAAAGTGGTAACAACTAAAGAAGGAGATAAATAAAATGGCAACATTATACGAACTGACAGCAGAATATAAAGAATTGCTTGACATGGCAGAAGAACAGAATCTGACACAGGCAGATATCAAAGATACTCTGGAAGGAATGGACTACGAATTTGAAGACAAAGCAGATGGGTATGCAAAAGTTCTTCGTTCCCTGGATGGTAAAGAAGAAGCAATCAGCAGCGAAATCAAACGACTGACAGAGATGAAAAGAGTTGTAGCAAACAACAAAAAAGCGATCAAACAGAATCTTGAAAATGCCATGATCGAGACAGGAAAAACCAAATTTAAAACAACACTGTTCAGTTTTGGAATCCAGAAAAATCCGGCAAGTGTAAGGATCAAAGATGAATCACTGGTACCAGAAGAGTACAGAATCAAACAACCAGATAAAATTGATAAAAAAGGACTGATCAAGGCACTGAAAGAAGGAGCAGTTTTTACCGAAAACATTGAATTGGTTCAGACAGAAAGTCTAAGAATCAGATAGGAGCAGCACATGAAATTCAGAGATTTAACCAAGGATGAAATCGAATGCAGGGTTGCAACTGTTAATGAAAAAGGATGCTCTCTGCTGCTATATAAAGATGCAAGGTGCGACATGAACATCCTGGATGAAACACTGGGAGTTACAGGATGGAGAAGATCACACGAAATAATCGGCGGGAATCTCTTCTGTACAGTTGAAGTTTATGATGATCAAAAGAAGGAATGGATATACAAACAGGATGTGGGTGTTGAGTCCTATACGGAGAAAGAAAAAGGACAAGCATCGGACAGTTTTAAACGTGCATGTTTTAACCTAGGAATCGGAAGAGAATTATATACAGCACCGTTTATCTGGATTCCAAAAGAGTGTGTAGAAATTACCAAAGGAAGAAATGGAAAACTAACTACATACGATAAGTTCTATGTAGAACAGATCATCATTGAAAACAAAAAGATTGTGGCTTTGTCGATCAAAAATAAAAAGACAAAGAATAGAGTATTCCTTTACGATATCAGGCCGCCAAAGGAAGAAGAGACTAAGTAATCAATGTATGAATTAGCAAAGATAACAGGAATCAGATCAGATATCGAAGGAACAGAGATGAAAGTCTTTGTTCCGGAGAAAAATTTGTTTAATACGATTCTGGATAAGCGAATCCGTGATGTGGAGCTTCGGCTAGATGATGGCAGAACAATAACAAATGCACAGAGAAAAAAGGCATACGCAACGATCAGAGACATCGCAGACTATACTGGTTATCTTCCTGAACAGATGAAAGAGATCATGAAGTATGAATATATCATACGGACAGGAAATGATTATTTCTCTTTAGGGACATGCACAGTTGATACAGCAAGAGAGTTCATCTCGATGTTATTGGAGTTCTGCTTAGAGCAGGGAATCCCATTATCTGATTTGGCGATCAACCGAGCAGATGATATTGGAAGGTATCTGTATTACTGCATCAAGAATCGTGTATGTGCGATCTGTGGCCGCAAAGGAGAAATCCATCACGTTGACAAGATCGGCATGGGAAATGATCGCAGGGCCGTAGACGACAGCAATTATAGAAAGATATGCCTATGCAGAACGCATCATACAGAAGATCATACGATCGGAGAAAAAGCTTTCCGGGAAAAGTATAAGGTTTATGGAATCATAGTAAAGGAGCAGGAGAATGGCTTGGAAGAATTACAACAGACCCAACAAGTACAACAATCACAAAACGATAGTTGATGGGATCAAGTTTGACAGCATCAGAGAAGCAGAAAGATATCAGGAATTAAAGCTGTTAGAAGAAGCAGGAGAGATCTCACATCTGGAACTACAGCCGGTCGTGGTCCTTCAGGATAAATTTATTTATCAGGGCAAGACGATCAGAGCGATCACATACAGAGGGGATTTTGCTTACTTTGATCGTAGAGTAAACAGAGGTGTGATTGAAGATGTGAAAGGCGTGGAAACAGATGTTTTCAAGATCAAGAAAAAGATGTTCCAAAAGAAATATGGAGATCTGTACGATTTACGAATAACGAGGTGATCACATGAAGCAAAAGAGCAGCTTCCTGATCTACCATGAATATCGGGAACCACTAAAATTACTGACAGATGAGCAGAGAGGTCGGTTATTGATGGCATTGATTGATTACTCTGAATCAGGAGTTGTTCCAGAACTTGATGGAATATCCATGATGGCATTTTCATTTATACAAAGCCAGATGGATCGTGATTCAAAGAAGTACGAAAATCGATGCAGTTCTAATCGGGAAAATGGGAAAAAGGGTGGAAGACCTAAAAAAGAAAACGACTCAGAAGAAAACCCAAAAAACCCATTGGGTTTTGAAGAAATCGAAAAAAAAACTAAAAACCCAAAAAAGCCGATAAAGATAAAGAATAAAGATAAAGATATAAATAAAAATACTATGTGCAAATCTGAAGCAGATGCACTGTTTGAGAGAGTTTGGAAATTATACCCTCAGAAACGTGGGAAGGGGAAAGTCTCAGATGCCAATAAGAGGCGTTTACTTGATATCGGATTCGACGAATTAAGTCGTGCCATTGACCGATACAAGGCGGACTTGGCGTTAGATGACTGGAGAAAGCCTCAAAATGGCAGCACGTTTTTTAACTCTGGATACATAGATTACTTGGATGCAAATTACGAAAAACCTGAAAGAATACAGAGTGAAAAAACTCCGGGGGAATTAAATTGTCAAAGGGACTATGATTTTGATTCTTTGGAACAGCAGTTGTTACAGAAACAGTTAGGAGATGAGATTTGACATGAACGAAATGAGCAAATTGATTGCTGTTAACTACGAAGCGGAAGAGCCAACAGTGTCAGCAAGAGATTTACATGAGCAGTTAAACATCAAAACAAGATTTAACGATTGGTTTCCAAGAATGTGTGAATATGGCTTTGAAGAGTCTAAAGACTTTTACTCAAAAAAGAGTAAAACTGTAGAACACAATGGAAGACCTCAGACGGACTTTCTGATTTCCATCGACATGGCAAAGCAGATTTGTATGATTCAGAGATCACCTGAAGGAAAGCAAATCCGACAGTATTTCTTGGATCTTGAGAAAGCCTGGAATACACCAGAGCAGATATTTGCAAGAGCATTGAAGATGGCAGATAAAACGATAGACAAGCTCAAATCAGACAACGCAATACTGATTGAGGATAACGAAAGAATGAAGCCAAAAGAGATATTTGCGGATGCAGTTTCCACGAGTGATACATCTATCCTGATCGGAGAGTTGGCTAAGATTCTTCGTCAAAACGGAGTACAGACGGGGCAAAATAAACTGTTTGAATGGATGCGATGCAATGGTTATCTGATCAAGAGAAAAGGCTCTGATTGGAATATGCCAACGCAACGAGCAATGGATATGGATCTATTCGAGATCAAGGAAACAGTGATCAATCAGCCAAATGGATCAACGAAGATCAGCAAGACCACGAAAGTTACAGGAAAAGGGCAGCAGTACTTTATCAATAAGTTACTCGCAGCAATGTAATAAAAATAAGACTATCCGGTTGATCACTGCCTGCAAGACACTATAAACCATGATTGTTGTTTAATAAAAAGTCGTAGTATTAGTCGTGGTAGCTGTGGATTTAGGAATGATCTTAAGTGACCAACAATAGCACAAAGGGATCATATGCAGGCAGTGATCAGCCGGAGAGCTAAATTATATACCACATGTAACTATTAACCGCATAAGAAACAGCCAGTATAAGCCATGAGCCCACTGCCTTAGGCAGTGGGCAGAAAGGAGAATTGATGGCAGATTACAGCAAAGGATTTAAAAGACGTGTTGTGACACTGTGGATTAAGCATAACATGTCATCAAATGAAATCAGTAGATCATCCGGTATCGATCATAAAACGCTGATGAAGTGGTATAAGCGTTTCTACCCTGAGATAACAGGGGGGGGCAAACGAGACAAAGTGCAAGGATTTAAGATGGCACTATATAGGCAATTGTGCCGGATATCATAAGTAAAGGAGTACGATCAGACAGTTTGGTTCTTTACCTGAGGGATTCTTCAAGTAACTGTTAACCAAGCAATCAATACCAAACATATTTTTTCAGGTTCTTTTAAATGTAATTTCTCAAATATTAGATTTAGTTTTTTACAATTTTCCAAATCAAAAAACGAAGAATCACAAGACTTTATAAGATCGGGCAAAAGATAACAGATCAGCGATCAGAGATAAAGGCGTTGTATCAGGTAAAGAACCAAGCTGTCTGAGAAAACGACATGAGATATAAAGATAATTTCAAGAAAGGAATGGTCCGGCTGATCATCTCAACAGGGATAAGCTACAAGAAGCTGTCAGAGCTGACAACGATCAGTCAGCTGACATTAAAGAAGTGGGATGATGAATATCGGCAGGAGTGCCTGGATGAGAAGAAAAGAGAAGCTGAGAAACTAAAGAAGCAGGAAGAAGAGAACATGAGATGCACGGCGTGGCACCAGTATGGATCTGGTGCAGGTCGGTTTGAGTAGAAGGAAGATAAAATGACAGAGCAAAAAGAACAAGAAATCGTAGATAGAATTGAAAAGAGTGTATGCAAAGAAGATACACAGAAAGTATTACAAGAACCAAGAAATAAATGGTTTAGAGATGCAAATGGATCCGGAACAGATTCGTTAATGGCAAATGCATTTGGAAATTCGTTCGTAGCATGGAGTACACGGGAGCAGATTTGCCGGACAATTTATGATATTGCAATGATGAGAAAGAAGGATGGTCAAAATGGGGAAGCTTGATAAAGAACAAGAAGCCAGAATGGCAGGAATGGCATATGCGTTAGGCATTGCAGAAAAAAAGGGAATTGATGGATTAAGAAAAGAGCTTCAGATGCGAGGAGCATTGAGAGTTGGACTTCTGATCGACAACGACAGATTAGATAAAGCTTTTGAAATCCTAGCAACAACACTCTATGGAAACATCATGACAACAGCATTATCAGCACTGGCAGATAGCGAAGGCTTTGGAGAAAAGAGACTTCGAAGATTCAAAGAAGCATATAATCATAAATCCATGTGCCTGGTATCTCTGGATCAGTACGCAGAACATTTTGTAACATTTGAAGACATGGCAATAGATTTAAAGAAACGTTATAACATCGACATGAATGCAGAAATGATTGCATCAAACCAGGAAGTGATCGATAAAGGGCGAAGAGTGTTACCGAATGTGATTAAGTTATTGGAGCATGAGAATCAACACGAGGCAGCAGATGTATTAAGAGAACATTTACATGAGGCGGTGGCAGTATGGTAAACAAGAAGGAATTTGAAGGTTATATCTGTGAGATCACGGGTAAGCCAATTAAAGAGATGAGATTATGTCCGGATAAGTTTCAAAAATTTATAATACGGAGAAAATGTGACAAAAGTTGTATCTGGTGTGAGAAGGAGACAAAGGCAGATGAGTGATGATTGGAAAGAGCAAAAGAAAAGACAAAAAGCTATCTTCACAGCGCAACAGAATCTGCCATATGAGGTGAAGGTAAGAAGGGCAGAGCTAAGAGCAAGAGAGTTTATACAAGAACTTGATCGCAGAGGAATGAATGCACATGTAAGTGTAGGAGGTTTGGATAGCATTGTGCTTTTGATGTTTTTAAGAAGTAGGGGGATCAATGTACCTGCAGTGTCAGTATCATCCCTGGAAGATAAAAGCATTATCAAAGTACATAAGCAGCTTGGAGTAATATCATTGCGACCAGGAAAACCAAAGACAGAAATCTTACAAGAGTTTGGTTTTCCAGTGATCAGCAAGAAGATTGCAGGACGAATTGACACGTTACAGAATCCAACAGATCGCAATAAGACGGTCAGGCACGCGATCATAACTGGAGAATGTGGAGCACAAGGACATTTTGCAAAGAATAGCCGGATGAAGCTACCGAGGAAGTGGCTGCAGCTGTTCGCAGGATACGAAAACAAGAATGAGGGTGTGAATTATCAGATTGCGCCGTTCAAGGTAAGCAATAAGTGCTGTTTATACATGAAAGAAAAGCCATGTGAGATATACGCAAAAGAAAACAACAGTGCGCCGTTCCTGGGACTGATGGCAAGTGAAGGTGGACAGAGAGAAGAAGCATTAGTAGAGCACGGATGCAATTATTTCGGGAAATCGGTCGTTCGATCAGCACCATTTGCACCATTCTTACGACAGGATCTACTACAACTTGCATTAGATTTGAATGTACCGGTACCAGAAATCTATGGAGAGATCGCAAGGAAAGCAGATGGAACGCTGTATACGACAAAAGCACAAAGAACAGGATGCTCGATGTGTGGATTCGGAGTTCATCTCGAGAAAAGGCCGCATCGGTTCGATATGTTAAGAGAACGTAACGAAAAGGAATGGGAGTTCTGGATGTATCGGTGTTGTGTAGATCAAGAAACAGGAGAAAGATTTGGATGGGGACGTGTCTTAGATTACATCGGAGTGAGATGGGAAGATAAATGGGAACCAGAGCCGGAGCAGTTGGAATTTCATTTTTGTTAAAAGAAGAAAGCGAGGATTTAAGTGTTAATAAAGATTAATGAGACACTTGTTGTAAATACACAACAGGCTACGAGGTTATTTGTTAGAAAAACATTTGACGAATATGGAGTAATGTTCGAAACATTAGATCACCTATATACTATTAAAAAATGCGCAACAAGAGCAGAAGCGGTGGAAGTGTTGGAAAAAATACTTAATCAGTACGACAGAGGGCAGAGAGTCATTAAGATCAGTAATTGTTAAAGAAAGTTAAGGAGAAGAGCAATGAAGAGATCGGAATTAGAAAAATACTTAGGGAAGCATGTCAGAATCACATTAGTCTACGATAAAGTAGAAGAAGGATACCTGTATAAGACGAGGGATGAAAAATTCAAAAGCAACCCGAATTTGTATTTCCCAGATAAGCGTTATTTTACTACAGAAACGGAATCTTCCAGAGAATCTAATAGCTGCATATTTAGATGCTCACATGTGAAAAAGCTGGTATTAATGGAAGAACACAGTAACTAGGAGGTATGTAAGTAAATGATGAACAGTAATATCTTAGACACTTGGAACCAAGAAAGAATTAAATATCAGATACGGTATGCAAAAAGCTGTATTAAATATCACAAAGATCCTAAGAATTTAGATAATAAAGGACATATGCACGAGCAGAGCTGGGTGTTGATCAATGTTTTTGGGTTATCATCAAAACAGGTTGAAGAAGTAGAACGAGAGGGTGGTTTTACATATGACGATATTGACAGTACAGAATTTGAAAGGTGGTGTCGATTATGAATTTAGAAAGAGAAAAAAAGAATTTCAAGGATCATAAAGCGACGTTTACAGATTTAGGGAACATAAAGATATTAGACTTTAAAAAACCAAATAGTTCGCATTACAGAATCAGATTTCTCTTTGAAGAGGATTTTTACAGATTGCATATTTCTGGCGATCTTGGAGAATTAATTGCAGCAAATTATTGCAATATGTGCTGGGATAAGTTTGAGGATTTCACAGACAATATCGGGTATTTTGATGAAAAAATAATCTGCCATAATAGACCAATTTTTGCATATGATTATGAAACAGCAAAAGCAGATGTTATGAAATACATAAAAGAATACGATCTTTATGATGAGGCTATAGACGATCAAGACGAGTTTATGTCAGAAGAAGATATAGTCGAAGAATTTTTAGAAGATGTCTTTGATGATTTTACAGAAGAAAGAGGAATCGGACACTATGGATATGAAAAGCTTTCAGAGATTGATCCGGACATTTGTGAAGTCATTGATGATTTTGGTAAAAGATCGACAGGAATACTTGACTTATACATGCTGGCCTTCAAATTGGCGAAAGAACAATTAGAAAATAGCGAGGTGTAATGATGAATTTAGAAGAGATGAATTTAGAAGAAGCTATCGAACAAACAAAGGAATTATCAGCAAGGAAATACGAAAAAGCTATAAGATGTCAGTTTTGTTATGAGAACCCAGACAGAAACATGAGTTTTGTGTGTATGAATTGCTCGATAGGGTATGGACGGCTTGCGGATTGGCTGGAAGAACTGAAAGAGCTAAGAGAATACAAAAGAAAATACCGATGGCACGACTTAAGAAAGAATCCAGATGATGTGCCTAATGTAGAACAGCGAAGAAATGCATATTTTCATGTAGTGCAAGAGGGCAAAGAAACAGAATCTACAATATTACAGTATAAAAAAGACTTTGGATTTGGGTTTTACAACGACTTTGGTAATGGCCCGAAATTTACAGATGTAGATACAAACTTTACAGAACCGATTGTGGGATGGAAAGAGATTGAAAAATTTGAAAGCATAATGGAGGGATAATTTATGATCATTGGATTTTTAAGTGGATTATTCATCGGATCAGTAGCTGGTGCAACAGTAATGACTTTATGTCAGGCAGCGAAAGAGAGGGATGAGTTATGACAAGGGAGCAGAAGATATGGAGATTAAATAAGCATTGTAGCAGGCATAAATGCAATCAAGAAGAATGTAGAATTTATCAAGAATGTAGTGATAGTGCTGGCGAACTTCTTGAAACTTTAGATGATACAGAGATTGATAAATTGTATAACAAGCTGTTTGGACCATCAATTACCGATAAGCTGACAGGAGTAATTAAGGAGTGATACATAAATGGGATATCAAGATTGTCCATGTTTCAAGTGTGATCATGGTGGAGAAAGAGAAAAACGAGTTGAATGCCGAAGAAAGTGTACTGAATTTACTGCATGGAAGTTAAGTATGCAGGCAATAAGACAAAAGAAAAAAGAAGATAAAGACAAATACTATTCGACAACCAAAGGGAAGTTTTACAAAAGAAACCTGATGAAGCAAAAAGGTGGAAGAAAGATATGGTAGATCCATGCAAGGCCTGTGCAGAGATAATCTGCATGGGCATTTGTGCCGATCGGGCGCAATACAAGCAAGAGTATCAGGAGATGGCGGATCGGATAAGGCAGCAGATAATAAATCGTAACAGGAGGGGAGAACGTGGACAAGAACGTACTGATCCAATATTGTGACATGAAAGAAGAAATTAAAGATTTAAGGAGAAGAATCACAGAGACTGAAAAGCAGATCTTCAGAATTGCAGAAGAAGGAACGGTAAAAGACACAGTAAGCGGTGGCATGGGTGGAATACAGCATTTTGTGGTGGAAGGTATGCCAGTACCAGAACTTAGCAGAAAGAGGCTGCTGCTTAATAAACGAAAAGCTATGTTGATCGAAAAAGAAAATGAACTTCTGGAACTCATGAATCAAGCGGAAGAATATATAAATAGCATTGAGAAGAGCGAACTAAGAATGATGTTTAGATTTTATTACATTGATGGCATGACGTGGCTGCAGGTAGCACATAAGATGAATCAGTTACACCCTAAAAGGCGAGTAGCTTATACAGAAGACAGTTGTAGAATGAGAAATACAAGATTTTTTCAAGAAAATTAGAAAATGTTCGGTCACGTTCGCAAAAAATAGGCTAATATATAGGCTAGAGCGATTAGATGAAGCGATACTTCATAAATGTTCCTTTTTCTTGCTAATAAAAATACGTACAAAATACGCATAAAATTATTGACTTATACGCATTTTGTACGTATAATAAACATATAAATTAAAAAAAGGAGAGTTTTTCATGAAGAGAAGAGATTTGATTAAACTCCTTGAAAAAAATGGATGGTATTTAAAACGGAATGGTGGGAACCATGATCTATATACAGATGGTAACAGAATTGAGCCAATTCCAAGACATCCAGAGATTAAGGAGCGATTAGCTAAATCTATTATCAAGAAACTGGGGCTTTAAGCCCCAGACTTGGTGGATTCATGAAAAACAAAAATGAAAAAAGGATCAAACGGCAAGATTTTAGGAGGAATGGAAACATGGCAAAGAAAGTAGCGTATCCGGTTATTTTAAAACCGGATCAAGAAGGGTATTATGTAGAAATCCCTGATTTTGATATCGCTACAGAAGGCGATACAATAGCAGAGGCTATGGAAATGGCCAGAGATGCTATTGGATTGATGGGGATTGATATGGAAGATGAGAAAAAAAGTCTTCCAGAACCAAATTCAAAAGCTCAAAATGTAGAAGCAGGAGACACAGTAACACTTGTAGATGTAGACTTTACAGAGTACAGAAAGAGAGTGGATAATAAAGCAGTTAAGAAAAACTGTACAATTCCATATTGGATGAGTGTAGAAGCCGATAAAGCGGGAATTAATTATTCACGAGTATTACAAGATGCAATTTCTAATATATTAGGAGTTGCGCGTACAACAAAAGGTTAATCAAATCTCAAAATATATTGAATTAAGCACCTTCGGGTGCTTTTTTCGTGCATAAATTTAAGGACCTCTAGCTCAGCAGGTCAGAGCAGTCGGCTCATAACCGATCGGTCCAGGGTTCGAGTCCCCGGAGGTCCATTTAAGAAATAAGAAAGAAGGTGGTAATGTTTGAATGAAGAAAAAAACTACATATTGGCAGAATCCGATTATGTAGCCGGAATGAAGTATAAAGACATTGCTGCCAAGTATGGAGTCTCGATAAATACTGTGAAATCGTGGAAGAAACGATACGCATGGTCGAGGAACAAAAAGACAGGATGCATCCAAAAGGGGTGCACACAAAATAAAAAGGGTGCACACAAAAAAGAAGCCGTTGCGGAGGATGTAAGTCAGGTCGTGATCAACGATGAACTTACCGATCAGCAGCAGCTTTTTTGTTTGTACCAATCCAGAATGTTTAATTATACGAAAGCTTACATGAAAGCTTATCCAGGATGTACTTATGCATCTGCTGCCGTATTAGGAAGCAGGCTTATGAAGAATCAGTTGATCAGAAAAACTATTGAGCAGTTAAAGCAGAATCATATGAACAGAGAGATGCTTAAGCAGGAAGATATCTTTCAGAAGTACATGGACATTGCATTTGCAGATATGAATGATTTTATGTCATTTGGCCAGGAAGAAATTGAAACTGATTATGGTCCGAGGATGGTCAACAGTGTCCGGCTAAAAGAGTCAGATCAAGTTGACGGGACTCTGATCACAGAAGTGAAGCAGGGTCGTGATGGTGTGAGTGTAAAGCTTGCAGATCGTATGAAGGCAATCGACTGGCTTGCAGATCATATGGATATTGCTACAGCTGAACAGAAAGCTAAGATTGAGCAGATTAGAGCTAAGACAGCGATCATGTCCGGAACATCTGAAGAAGAGACAGAAGACGATGGATTCATCGAAGCCTTAAAAGGTGAGGTGGCGGATGTATGGGAAGAAGAATAAAGAAAGCTGTCTTTAAGTTTCGTCCGTTTAGTAGGAAGCAGAAGAAGATACTTACATGGTGGCTACCAAATTCACCCGTACATGATCAGGATGGAATCATAGCAGATGGAGCTATCCGATCGGGAAAAACTGTTTCTATGTGTTTATCCTTTGCAATGTGGGCAATGGAAACATTCAACGGCCAGAATTTCGGTATGTGCGGTAAGACAATTGGTTCTTTCCGGAGAAACGTACTTTTCTGGTTAAAGCTCATGCTTAAGAGTCGAGGGTATCATGTCGAAGATCACAGAGCTGATAACTTAGTTGTTATTCGGAGAGGTGGCAAAGAGAACTACTTCTATATCTTTGGCGGCAAGGATGAGCGATCACAGGACTTGATACAGGGTATCACACTTGCAGGAGTCTTTTTCGATGAAGTGGCATTGATGCCTGAATCTTTTGTTAACCAGGCAACAGGACGTTGTTCTGTGGATGGATCTAAGTATTGGTTTAACTGTAACCCAGATGGGCCGTACCACTGGTTTAAAACCAATTGGATCGATCGTGCAGATGAAAAGAAACTTGTTTATCTGCATTTCACGATGGATGACAATCTGAGCCTATCTGAGCGAATTAAAGCACGATACCGGGCAATGTATACCGGGGTGTTTTACAAACGATATATCTTAGGTCTGTGGGCCGTAGCTGAGGGAATCATCTATGACATGTTTGATGTAGAAAAGCATGTCACATCAGAAAAACAATCAACAATCGGCAGTAAATACGTCAGTGTCGATTATGGTACACAGAATGCTACAGTATATCTTTTATGGGAGAAGAACCAGAAAGGTCAGTGGGTTGCTACGAAAGAATATTACTATTCTGGCCGAGATGAGACTACACAGAAGACAGATGGAGAGTACGCGGATGACATGGAAGAGTTCCTGGAAGGAATCAATGTTGAATCGATCATTGTCGATCCGGCAGCAGCATCCTTTATCGCAGAGCTTAAGAAACGAGGATTTAAGGTTAAGAAAGCAAAGAATGATGTGCTTGATGGTATCCGTTTTGTCGGGAACTTATTAAATCTTGGTTTATTGCTGTTCTCAGAGAATTGTAAAGAAACAATCAAAGAGTTCGGCTCTTACATCTGGGATGATAAAGCTTTGGAACGTGGAGAAGATAAACCAGTGAAGCAGCATGATCATTGCATGGATGCAGTGAGATATTTTGCTTACACGATCGTAAGACGTGAACGAAAATGGAGTTGATTAAATGATAAAAGAAATTATTGAGCGAATAAGGCAGGTGATAAGAAAAATGCTTGGAAAAGAAAACATTAAGGATGCGATCGGAGTTGATATTGCTGTATCGGATGAAATGGCAAGACAGATTGATCTCTGGTCGAAGATGTATAAAAATAAACCGCCGTGGAAAAGAAAAGATCTAAAGCTTTGCGGATTACCTGCTGCCATTGCTGGAGAATTTGCAAGGCTTGTTACGTTAGAACTAAAGACAGAAATCACAGGAAATAATTTCATAAATGATGAATATCAGACTGTGATCGAGAACATACGAACATATACCGAATATGCCTGTGCAAAGGGTGGACTTGCAATGAAGCCTTATGTATCCGACGGGCATATAGAAGTTGACATGGTTCAAGCTGATCACTTTTTCCCAACGAAATTCAATTCCAGAGGGGAAGTTATTGCAGCGGTTTTTATGGAAACCGTAACGATCGGGAAACAGGTATATACAAGACTGGAATATCATCAACACGATGAGAACACGACATATCATATTATGAATAAGGCTTTTGTAAGGCAGGATCTTGATAATGTTGAGGTATTGGGAAAAGAAGTACCGCTTAGTGCTGTACCAGAGTGGGCCAATCTTGAAGAAGCAGTGACAATCATAAACGTGAAGAAGCCGTTATTCGCATACTTTAAGATTCCAAACGCAAACAATATTGATGATTCATCTCCGTTGGGAGTATCTGTATATTCCAGAGCGGTAGATGACATCAAAGAAGCGGATTATCAATGGACGAGGATATTATGGGAATTTGAGGGATCTGAATTAGCAATTGATGGAGACGTTAGCTTATTTAAGCGAAAAGAAAACGGAGAATTTGACCTTCCAAAAGGAAAAGAAAGACTTTTCCGAATGATGGATTTTGACGATGATAAGGAGCAGTACAAGGTATTTGCACCGCCGATCCGTGATGAGAGCCTTATCAATGGATTTAATGCGATTCTTCGTAGGGTAGAGTTTAATTCTGGATTGGCATATGGAACTCTGAGCGATCTGAACACAGTTGATAAGACTGCAGAAGAGATTAAGACAAGTAAACAACGATCATACAGCACAGTATCTGATATTCAAAAAGCTTTGCAGAAAGCATTAGAACAATTAATCTATGCAATGGATGTGATCGCACAACTTTCAAATCTAAATGGCGGTAAGAAGTATGAGGTCAGTTTTGATTGGGATGACTCCATTGTGATCGACAAAGAACAGGAACTGCAGAGTATGCAGCAGGATGCAACAGCAGGACTGATCCGAAAAGAAATATACATTGCGGCCAAGTATGGCGTTTCTGAGGAAGAAGCATTGAAAATGATGCCGGTACAGGATGATCGCTTCAATATCCAGGAAGAGTAGGTGATCACAGATGCTTGATCCGAAGTATTTGGAACGCTTCTCTGATCAGTTACTTGGTATTATAGATACTCTGACAATAGCAATCATATCTGATATGGCAAAAAGGATCGTCAAAATGGGAAATGTATCCGAATCGACAAAGCATCAGGCGGAGGTTTTACAGAATGCAGGTCTTGTTTATAAAGATACGATCAAGCGAGTAAGTCAGGTATCGGGGTACCAGAATCGAGAAGTTGAGCGGATGTACCAGGAAGCAGGAGTCAGAAACTTAAAAAATGAAGCTGTCTATTACAAACAGGCAGGGAAAGAAGCCATTGTTAAACTTGAACAGTCAAATGGTATGCAAAGGATTCTGCAGGCAAACGTCAGAAAGACATGCCAGGAATTAGATAACCTGACAATGACAACAGCTGTTAAAACACAATCTGCTTTTATCCAGGCATGCAATAAGGCACAGATGAAAGTAAGTACCGGAGCGTTTAGTTATGACAAAGCCATTGCAGATGCGATCAAAGAGGCAGCAGTGCAGGGAACAGAAGTCTTATATCCGTCACAGCATGTCGATAAATTAGATGTCGCGGTAAGAAGAGCTGTACTTACCGGAGTAAACCAGACTGCAGCAGAAATGAATCTGCAGTATGCAAAAGATCAGAATTGTGATTATGTTGAAACAACCGCACATGAAGGAGCAAGACCGGAACATGCCGTATGGCAAGGGAAGGTCTTTTGTTTATCTGGAACGGATCCGAAGTATGAAAACTTCTATGAAGCAACAGGATATGGAACAGGACCAGGATTGTGCGGTTGGAACTGCCGGCACAACTTCCATGCATATTTTCCTGGCATATCGACACAAGCATATACACAAGAAATGATCGATAATTATTCTGCAAAGAGCGTGACATACAACGACAAACAATTTACAGAGTATGAAGCAAGTCAGATGCAGAGAGGTCATGAACGACAGATCAGAGAGACAAAGAGGAAACTTGCTGGATATAATTCAGCGATCAGTGAAGCGAAAGATGATACCTTAAAAAATACTTTACAGAATCGGTTCAATGAAGAATCTGTAAGATTAAAGAAACAGGAAGCAGCACTGAAAGCTTTCTGCAAGGAAACAGGAAGGCGATATGAGTCTGCCAGAGTTCAGATCTATGCAGTGAAGAATAAAGCAGGAGATATCGTTGGATTCAATCGGAGCGTTGCGCAGAAGGCTGTATGGCAAGATCGAAAGAATACCTTTAAGAATCAAATGTCTAAACAGTTAGAAAAACTGACGAATGAAGAAAAGAAAGCGATCTTGAGATATACTGGTAATGCAGCAAACCGAGTGAACAGTGCAATATATTCTGGAAAACAGCAAAGAATTGATCAGGAAAAAGGATTTATGGACCTGTTGGATTCTGCATTAAGTAAAGGTACTGTAGAACACAAAATGGTAGTTCATCGTGATACGATTCCAGAATATTTAAATGCATTTCCAAAAGGTTTTCAATATTCCGAAGAGGATATAAAAAGAATGAATGGAATGACCTTAACGAATAAAGGTTATACATCTACATCTTTTCATGACATAATGTATCAGGGTAGAAATGTTCATCTTGAAATTGAGATCCATAAAGGGTATAAAGGCTGTTTATATATAAAAGATGTCGCAACTGAAAAATACAAAAATCAAGAAGAAGTGTTGTTTAAACGAGGCTTTCAGTATAAAATAAAAAGTGTAAATAAAGAAAAGGACAGATACTATATCAAAGCGGAGGCTGTTTTATGAGTGGAATAGGATATTATTATGATGAAAATGGTGTGAAACAAGAAATGGAAATAGGTCCGAGTTTTGATGACTTTCCTGGAATGGCAAAAGTGACAAGTCCTATACCAATATGCCATGCATGCAGAAAAGCAGATTTTGATGAAAAAGGTTATGAAACTTTATGCAAAGTATACGGGAAGATACCAAACAAACACTTAAAGGCCAAAGATTATAACTGCCCATATTTTGATAACGAAAACAATGGATGGTATCAGTTGATAAAAGATAAAGTAGAAAAAGCGAAAGGTGAGAACAATGGATAACTTTAAAGCTGTATATAAAATCTTATCAGCATTGGAAAAAGCAATGGATTATCCAGAATTTGATATCAACGATGTTGGGCCGGAAGCCTTAGGGGTTTCCAAAGAACGCTGGGCACGATATATAGAGATGATGGTTGATGTCGGATATATCAAGGGTGTAAGTATGAAACGTGATATCACAGGAGCAACAAGAATCAATGCAAGTGATGTTAGAATTACATTAAAAGGTCTTGAGTATTTACAGGAAAATTCAATGATGAAAAAAGTATATAATGCCGTGAAAGGAATCAAGGATATAACGCCAGGTCTATAAATATGTACCATCTGATCAATATCAGGTGGTATTTTTATACGAAATTTTAAGAAAGGAGCAGTGCAGCATGAAGTCAACAGAATAGAAAGGACGGTGATCCAAATATCTCCCGGCAGCAGGGTTAAGCTGCAGAAGACGCGCAGAGAGATCTGGGTGTTATTTTTATGCAAAGAAACAACATTGGTCAGTTGATCAGACCTTAAACAGTCGGTTCGTGGCGGTCGGTTACACGCCTAAAACAACCTAATACGAAAGGAGAACGAGCAACATGAAAACAGAATTTTTAAAAGAGCTAGGACTTACCCAGGAAGTGATCGATAAGATCATGGCCGAAAACGGGAAAGACATCGCAGCAGAACAGAAGAAATCAGAAAAGATCACTCAGGAGCGAGACAGCTACAAGCTGAAATCAGAAAGTCTTGAAACTCAGGTAAACGATGCAAATGAAGAAATTCAGAAGTTTAGGGACATGGACATTGACGGCATCAAGCAGGCAGCAGATGACTGGAAAGAGAAAGCTGAGAAAGCAAAGAGTGATGCAGATGCCCAGATTTCAGAATTGAAATTTGATTATGCATTATCTGCAGCATTGACAGGAGCGAGAGCTAGAAATAGCAAAGCGGTCAAGGCATTACTTGATATGGATGGACTGAAATTAAACGATGGAAAGATCATCGGTTTAGATGAACAGCTGTCACAGATCAAGGAAGAAAACGGCTTTTTGTTCGAAAGTGATGAACCTGCACCAACGATCGTTAAAGGAACAAATGGTGGTTCTGGCGGTATTGGTGGAAAGAAACCAAGTGAAATGACATATTCGGAACTCTGTGACTATATGGAACAGAATCCCGGAGCAGAGATTTAAATAAAGGAGTAAAAAATGGCAGGAGAAAAATTTGATTCTAAATCATTCAATCCTCAGGCATTCGGTGCCTACACAGAGAGGATTCCAAATTTAAAAAAGAACGAGCTGATCAAGTCCAGAGCCCTAAAAGGTAATCAGGATATCAAAAACACGTTCAGTTCTCAGACAGGAACAGTATATGCAGTATTGCCAATGCATGGTCTGATCGGTGGAGCAGCACAGAACTATGATGGTGAGACAGATCTTAAGTCTGAAAACACAGACACATTTGAAAGAGGTGTTGTTGTAGTTGGTCGTATGAAAGGATGGACTGAGCGAGACTTTTCAGAAGATGTTACAGGTGGTGTAAGTTTTATGGACAATGTTGCAGCACAGGTCAATGATTACAAAGCTGATCTTGATCAGACAACATTAGTAAAGATTCTGGATGGTGTCTTTGCAATGACCGGAAAAGAAAACAAAGTCTTTGTTGATAAACATACATCTGATATCACAGAAGTAACAGCAACTGACAAAGATGGAAACGTAAAGAACGTTGTACAGGCTGACACGTTAAATACAGCTTTACAGAAAGCAGCAGGAGATAATAAGTCTAAGTTTACGATCGCGATCATGCACAGTGCGGTAGCAACAAACCTTGAAAATCTGAAGCTGTTAAAATACATGACACAGACAGATGCAAATGGAGTTGAAAGAGACTTAACTCTTGCGACATGGAATGGTCGTCTGGTTCTGATCGATGATTCCATGCCAGCAGAAGAAGTTGCTGCAGTAGAAGAAAGTGGAACAAAGGGAGAGTCTGGTTATGTTGCAGCACAGGAAGCTTACACAAAATATACAACTTATGTATTAGGTGATGGGGCTTTTGACTATGAAGATATCGGCGCAAAGGTGCCATATGAAATGCATCGTGATCCAAAAACACATGGTGGAGAAGATACTCTGTATATGAGACAGAGAAAAGTATTTGCACCATACGGAATTTCGTTTACTAGAAAATCTATGGCTGCAAAATCCCCAACAGATGCAGAACTTGCTGATGGATCTAACTGGACACTGGTTGATAACGGAAAAACAAATTCCGATAAGAAAGTGATCGATCACAAAGCAATTCCAATCGCAAGAATCATTTCCAGAGGGTAGGCGGTGATCCGGTATGGTGGAATATGCAGACAGGGATTTTTATGAAAATACATTTCATGGCGAGATCATACCGGAGAAAGCTTTCCCTAGTATGATCTTAAAGGCGAGTATCTTTGTGAAGTTTCTTACTTTTTCCAGAGTCGATGATATGACAGAGATTCCAGAAGAGGTAAGCTTGGCCACATGTGCGATAGCAGATGTGATGTATCAGGATGGAATGAGAAAAGATGATGCAGGAAGGGAGATTGCAAGTGAGAACAACGATGGATACAGCGTAAGTTTTGTGACGAGTCAGAGCAAAACAACAGGCACTGTGGAGCATCGTTGTAAGAAAGCAGCATATCCTTATCTTGCACATACGGGACTCTTGTACAGGGGGTGTGGACCATATGATGACAAATGCAGATCTGACGATCTATAACAATCGTGGAGTTGATAAAAAGACAGCACGAAAGCTTTATTTAAAGACTCAGATCAAAGGTGTCAGTTTTTACACAAAGCAGCAGACAACTGTTACCGATCAGGGACTTAGTTCTGCAGATATGTATCAGATCCGCATTCCTTTATCTGCAGATACGGAAGGGAAAGAATACATTGATGCTGATAAGTATCGGGAATTATCTGCAGAAGAAGCAGAAAAATACTGGACGATCAATAACGGAGATCTGTTTGGAAAAGGATTGTTAGAAGATTTTGAGAAAGAATCAGAATTTTTAAAGCAGCAGCACACAGGAAAAGTATTATCGTTTTCGGATAACCGGAGAGGAAGTTTGCCACATTGGAGAATCGGAGGTGCTTAAATATAGGAACACAAGTTAAAGTCGAACTTTCGCCCGATCAGATCTTAAAGACAAGAGGTCTTCAAGTTGGTGGACCCGCACAAAGATTTTTTACCGGAGAGTTCCGAAGAAAGATGGATCCATATGTTCCATTTTTAACCGGAGTATTAAAAGATACTGCAATAGAAAATGTGGACTCAATCCAGTTTGTAACTCCATATGCACAAAAGCAATATCACGAGAACAAAGGGAATGGACTTCGTGGCAAAGAATGGGATCAAAGATGTTGGGCAGACAATGGAGATCAGATTGTTCAGTCTGTTGCAGATTTTGTAGGAGGTAAAGCAGAATGAGTGTGATCGCAAGTGTGAGAGCATTTATCCAGGACTATCCAGGATTATCAGCATTCGATGATCTGGTGGGCGTGGAACATCTTCCGGAGGATACAAAAAGTTATGCGATTGAAGCATCTGTAACATCACAGCCAATCAAAAGGCGGTATATTAACGGTGACACAGAACGCCGTTTTAATTTTGTCCTGGCAAGCCGTGAGTACTTCGGGGCAGACGTTGCAGAGAATATTGACGTAGCAGAGTTTTACGAAGATTTCTCAGACTGGTTGGAACGATGCACAATCAATAACGAACTTCCGGAAATGGATAAAGGAAAAAGAGCAATTAAAATACAGGTACTGACAAATGGCTATGTGTTTAACGCAGATGCGACTAAAGCACAGTATCAGATTCAGTGCCAATTAATTTATTATCAGAAATTAGGAGGAATATAAAATGGCAGAAACAGCAAGCAAAACAGTAAAACAGCGTTATCAGGAAGCATCTTATTTAAAGGTGTCTGAAGCGTTTGAATTAATGGGAACTGGTTTTACAGAGTTGAACGAAGATCCAGGAGCACAGACAACGAGCAAAAAATATATCAATGATAAATCATCCACATCAAGCATTACAAGTTATGAAGGTGAGCACGGATTTACAGCCGATCAGATTCCAAGCGAAAAGGTCATTAAAGATCTGGTCAGTATTGGTAAAGAGAGAAAAACAGGAGCAGATGCAGAACGTGAATTTGTTCGCGTTGATCTGGATGAAAAAGTAGAAGGAGATACCACTGGGACAGTATTCAAAGCACGTATGTTTACCGTAGCTGCTGAAATTTCAAGTTTCTCTGATAATGACGGAGAATTACAGGTTGAGGGAACACTTCACGACAAAGGAGATCCTGTTATGGGTAAATTTGATACAGAGACAAAGACATTTACACCGGATTCAGCGACAGAGTAAACGAAAGCGAAGCGAAGATTGGAATTAGAATTAAGGAGTAAGATATATGTTTATTTGGAATGGAGAGAAGCTTGCATTTAATTTTCTGGATGCAGATATGATGAAGAAGTTTAATGATGCAAGCAAAGAGATGTGGAAGGAACTTGGAGAGTACGAAGAAAAGAATGTAAAAGATGGAATGATGGGTCCAGAAGGCGTTGCAAACGAGTCAGAAATCATGAGTAGGTTTTTTGATGCAGTATTTGGAGAAGGTTCTGCAGATAAAATCTTTACTGCTAAACATGATCTGACAGAAAGAACGAAAGCAGTTAAGAAGCTTTATTCTATCAGAGATTCACAGTTAGCAGATCATGAAAAGAGAGTCAATGAACTGTCTAAGTTGTTAGGAGCTGAATGATCAGAAGAGAACTCCCGGTGTCAGTAGATATCGGGAGTGAAACATATAAGATTGATGCTGATTTCAGAACAATCATGAATGTTGAAGGGATTATCTTTGGAAAAAAAGTTACAGATGATCAAAAGAAGTTTGCAGCAGAGATGATGAAAGAGATCGATATTGAAGAAA